AAGACACCGAGATCTCATTCTTAATAATATCTCCTAGTCCATTGTTACGAAGCCAGTTAAACGCCGCTTCTTTATTTGCCTCCGTTATTGTAGCTCGATACGACGTTGAAACTTTTAGACGTGACCCGTCTTCAAGTTTTAATTCAGATAGACCCATTTCTGACATCATGGTTGGTATGATATCACCAGATACTTTTTCAATCTGTTTCTTTGTGTCTTTCATAATTTCTTCTTGTGTGCTTAATCTGGTTTGAAGCTCTTCTAATTTTTCAACCTGATCTGCTAGAGACTGGATGTTTTCAGTTCTGCTCATTGCATCTTGTTGATCTGCTTCAAAATTTATTTCATTTTTAAATTTTATTTTTTGTTTAATTGCCATCTATTTCTCCTTTCTCATGTAAATTAATAGCGATAGGATAATAAGTTCTTTCTTGTTTATCCCATTTTAATAAATTGTATTTACCATTTGTAATATCAGAAACTAAAGAACAAGTTATACCGATTATGGCAGGATCACCTGTACATAAAAGATAATCATCTTTTGTAAAATTTTTTAATAGTGGTCTTAATCTATAAATTAGTGGACCGGGAGAAAATATTATTTGTGAATCCTCTGGTAATAAAAATTTAAATTTACCAAACTTAGATGCACCCATAATATTTATCTTTGGGTTACTGACTTTAGTTCCAGGTATTTCCTGTATAACATAAACTATTCTTTCTGACATACTTGACAATATAACAATCCTGGATTATATGTCAACCTAGAAAGTATAAAATTATGAAATATAAATTTAAGACAACTCCTTATAAGCATCAAATGACTGCTTTGGAAAAGTCATGGAATAAAGAAAACTTTGCCTACTTTATGGAGATGGGCACAGGTAAAACAAAAGTATTAATAGATAATTTATCTATGCTTTACGATAAAGGTAAAGTAAATGGAGCTTTGATAGTAGCACCAAAAGGTGTTGTTAAAACTTGGTATGAACAAGAATTACCGGCACATTTGGTAAATCATATTAAAACTGAAACTGTATTGTGGCAATCAAATATAACCAAAAAACAACAAGAACATTTAGATACTTTATTTTTACCTGGATTAGAATTACATATTTTAATTATGAATGTTGAAGCTTTGTCTACAGATAAAGGTGTTAACTTTGCTAGAAAATTTTTGTCTTCTCACAATACGTTAATGGCGATTGATGAGTCTACTACAATAAAAACACCAACAGCAAAAAGAACTAAAAATATAATTAGTCTTGGTAAATTAGCTAAATACAGACGTATCATGACAGGATCTCCTGTAACTAAAAACCCACTTGATCTTTATACTCAGTGTTTATTTTTGGATCCATATCTTTTAAATTTTCAATCTTACTATGCTTTTAGAAATAGATACGCAATAATGAAAACCATGCATGTTAGAGGCAGATCTATACAAGTGGTGCATAAATTTCAAAATTTAAATGAGTTATCAGAAACTGTAAAAACTTTTTCAGACAGAGTTTTGAAAGAAGATTGTCTTGACTTACCACCAAAAATTTTTATGAAAAGACATGTTGCACTAACAGCAGATCAGAAAAAAATTTATGACCAAATGAAAAAACAAGCTATTGCTGTTTTAAATGGTAAAGTTACTTCAACTATGACCGTGCTAACTCAACTTATGAGATTGCATCAAATAACTTGTGGTCACTTTACAGCTGATGATGGTACAACACAGGCCGTTGATAGTAATAGAATTAAAGAACTCATGGGTGTGTTAGATGAGACTGAGGGCAAAGCCATAATATGGGCCAACTATCAGTTAAGTGTAGGTGAAATAATTCAAGCAATTATTAAGGAGTATGGAGAAGACTCTTATGTTCACTACTATGGTTTAACTTCACAAGAAGAAAGACAGGACAATATTCGTAAGTTTCAAAATGATCCTAAATGTAGATTTTTAGTGGGTACACCACAAACTGGTGGTTATGGTATTACATTAACACAGGCACATACTGTAATATATTATTCTAATAGTTATGACCTAGAAAAGAGATTACAATCAGAAGACAGAGCACACAGAATAGGACAGAAGAAAAAAGTAACTTACATCGATCTAATCGCCGAGGACACCGTTGACGAGAAGATTGTGAAGGCTTTAAGAGATAAAATAAATATTGCATCTGAAGTCATGGGTGAAGAATTAAAAGAGTGGATATAAAATATTTCATAGAACCTGTTTTTAAAATAGAATTTTTTAAGATTCAATGTGTAAATTTTAAAAATAAAAAAGAACATTTAGAAGAAGTTCTTAAAATGTTTCCTGAAACACCTTTTCCAAATTTTTATAGTAACAGAAACAAAGCAGATTTTACTTGGCAGTTACAAGAAATATTTAAAGAAGAGTTTAGCCTAATAAGAACTAAGTATAATAACAAAATAGATGTAACCAGAGCCTGGTCAGTTACGTATGATAAAGGACATTACCATGTTCCTCATAACCATAGCTCTCAAGGTTATGCAGCTATATTATATTTACAGATGAAAAAAGACTCACCCAGAACAACATACATACAACCTTGGAATAATGAAAAAGATGAAAGTGTTTTGTATTGTCCAGATGTTAAAGAAGGTGATATCATGATAGTGCCACAGTTTGTAACACATTACACAGAACCAAATAAAACTTATTTTAAAAAAAGAATTGTAGCTTTTGACTTTACACTAAATCTCTAGCACTTCCTAATATGGGTTTGTATTTAGTTTTACCTTCAGACTTATAAGCGTGTAAGTAAGATGCACGTCTGCCTTCAGGTATCCAGCTGCAGTGAATCCATCCGCTATTAGGTTCACCTGGAGTGTAGAACTCGAGTATGAGTTGGTCTGGTTCAAGATTAGATTTAATCCAATCAAATAATTCAGCATTATCTGTGCCAATTACTTCGAAGTCTGCGGCCTCGGCCTTGGCGTGCTGCGATCTTGCAGAACTACCAATAGCTGTACATAATTCTACACTACGAAATCCGCTCGTCACCTTGACCCTGCCGAAGTGATCACGTACTGGCTGCAAAATATTTTCACACAATGCTTTTAGTTTTTCTATCTGCTCTGCGTTAGGGTTATTGTTAATGCCCCTACGTATTGCAGTGTCACTTTTAATAAGCTCTGAGAGAGTGAAGTTACGTGAAAGATTCATGTTATTTTATCCAAAAATTTTTCTAGCAACAGAAGTGATACTGCCCCAACAGTACCCAATAACACCCAATAGATCTTATCTATCTTACCGCCCAAATCGTGAATACCTTCGTGCATATGTTTAACATCTTTTTTTAATCCTGTAATATATCCATATATAGAAAGCAAATGCTCTCTTGTCGTTTTGGGTTTAATTTTCTCTCCTGGTCCGTTTGGCATTATGTTCTACTTGCTATTACTCGTTCCTCTGGAGATAGTAACGCTTGCTCTGTTCGTGTCAAGTTAGTATTGGGGTCTTTTTGCGCTGTCATTGTGCCTGTATTTACATTTGGCATCGGTAAATTCAACGGTAAAGCAGATGATCCTTCAGGATCAGAACTTGGTAAGAAATCTTCTACTTTTAAATCAAAACTTCCGTACAAAGAAAAATTACTCATGATATCATCCATAGCTTCAAGCGCTGACTCTGCTTGTAAAAATACATTTTCTTTTCCAGACTTTCTAGCTTGCTCTTCAAACACTTCTCTAATACCTTCACTAGGAAAGAATGGTTTAAACTCTCCTTCTATTAATCTTTTGTATTCTTGTTTACCAACTCTTTTTTCAAAAATATCCTCTAATGCTTCTTCTGATATTCCGATTGTTTTAGCATTATTTATAGATTGTAAAATTTTCTTTTTTGCATCAAATGTTTTTTTATTAGCTAAGAAATATCTTTTAATAACATCTTGTGGTGTTCTCATTTCTGTAACATCTATTTCTCTAGTAAATAATTTTCTAGCCTCTGATATATCTCTTTGATATTCAAATACTTTAAAACCAAGAGATCTTTCAGGATCTAATTTAATCGCTCTAAAACCAAATATACCTGCAAGCTCGTAAGGTATTTCATAAAGTTCACCACCCTTACCTGGCTCCTCTGTTATTGCTTTTATTGATCTTTCAAACGGAGCAGTTGTTGGTAATAATGTTTTTGATAAGTGCTGCATTATAATTGCAACTTTTTCTGGTCCAGGTGTAGCATCTGTATATAGTTGTCTTCCATCTCTTGTTCTTCCTTCTCTGCCCCAGATATCCATAAAAGCCTCTGTATAAATAGATTCAGATATAAATGGTGATGCTGTTTGCGCAGCAGCGTCTGATATACCTTGAATAAAACCTTTAATTAAAGTTTCTTCATCCTCTATACCCTCTTGTATATTTCTTAACACTGTTTGAAAAGGTCTAGTCAGAGTGTCGTAGACATTGTTTTTAGACCAATCCATGTAATATATTTCATCTGTATCCGGATCTCTAAAATAAATTTTTTGTGAGTCTTTTGCCCATGGTGCAACAAAGTCATTACCTGCATCCGCCTCTTCATTAGATATACCAAATATTGCTTTTGATCCTTCTATTAAACCATATGGTATAACACCCATACTTAAAACCATACCACTTGCTCTTTTCAAACCCAAACCTTTCATAGGGTTAGTGCTTTTAAAATAGTTTACACTTCCAGTAACCGGATCTTTTATGTCATCTACAATCTGTTTAAATATACCATATCCTGTTCTAAATACTTCTGATGGCCAAGACATAAAGTTACCAAATGGTGATACTCTAGCAGCTCTTACAAACTCTCCTACTTTTGCATAGTTAGGAACAGTATCCTGAACTATACCAGCAACTTGTTTTTCTAAAGCTTCTTGTGATATATTTATACCTGCTTTTCTTAATGCATCTGCTCTTTGAACCATCTGAACTTCAAAATTAATAATTTTCCATATATCGTCCTCTGCAACATATAAATCTTGCATGAATTTACCTGCTTTTTTAACGGTTCTACCTGCTTTTTTACCAAGTGAGTTAATCATCGGAAATAAAATACTATCAGTTGCAAAGTTTCCTTCACCAAATTTAACATCTTTCATTAGATTACGTAGATCACCAAGCCTTACATTAGTATTAACAATACCTAATTCTAAATATTTTCTGTATCGTTCTTGTGATAATTCTTTTCTTGGTCCACCAACTTGAACTGTGCCAAAAGCTTGATCCATAGCTTGTTTAAAAACTCTAGGACTTGTGAATACAACACCATTTGCAAGTGAGAATGCACTGGAACTTAAAAAGTTTCTAATATGTGTTGGTACAGATAAAATTGTTTTTGCATATTGTGCACCAGCTTTTGGTGTTAATAATAAATTACGCCAAGCCCAAGAAAAACTTTTACCTAAAGCACCACCGGTTTCACCTCTCATAAAATCTTGAACTTTAGATACATTTGTAAAACTTTCTGCTATTTCTCTCGTAGTGTAAGTGTTAGATAATCTGTTTACCAATACACCATCTTTAAAATATTCTTTTACATAATCGTCCATCTTAACTATTTCAGGATTAGGACCAAACGCTCTTCTTGCAGCGAGTGGTGTTGCATGAAAAAAACCTCGTTGACCTAAAGGTGTATCTGTTTTTGCTACAGCTTTCATAGCATCATCTGCATCTAGTATCTCATCAAACAATTGATTTTTTCTAGCTACTACAGATAGTCTATTCATTCCTTCAAAAATAGAGTGTCTTACATCATTTATCTCACCAAACAATTCTCTAAAAGCTTTACTACCTTTACCTATAACCTGTATTTCTTTTTTACCACCAGGTAAACTTTTTTCTAAAGTTTGTGAAAAAGTTTTTAAAGCAAACGCATCGTCAGCTGATTTAGATAAATTTTGATATGCGAACGTAGGTAAGGTATCTTTTTTAGGGTCCATCTTTCTAACTTGAGATATAATATCATTAACCATACTTTCAGCCTCTGGCATTGTAATAGGATTGTCATTTTTTGCTGCATACCTCATAAATATTTTTGCAACTCTATCTACAGCGCCTTTTGTTGGTTTATATTTTTGAAAAAAACCAGCATCTGTATTTTCAAATATTTCAAAAGTATTACCAATATAATTTTTAACTCTATTACCCATAATTTTACGCAAGTCTTTTGCAACACCTGGTGGTAGATCTACCTTTGCTCCAGGTCCTCCCGCAGTTATGTTTAATAAATCTGCAAACTCAGCTCTAGTTTTTGTTATTTGTGTTAGTATATTATCGGCAACAACTTTACCTTCGTCCTTGCCAAGTCTTTTTTGTGTAATCTTTAAAACTTCTTTTGCTAATTTTTGATCAACAGCTGCTTTATTTAAGTCTCCAGTAAATAAAGTGTCATCTAAAGTTTGTAAAAAATTTTTTCTTTCTTTTACAGATGATGCATTAAATACTTTTCTAAACTCTGGAAAAACTTTATCTACCTCTTGATCTATTCTTGCAACTTTTTCTTCTGCAAAGTTTACATCTCTCATCTCTCTTGCTTTTTGAGTTTTCTTTGCCTCTGCAACTTCTATAGGTTTTCTACCTCTAAATCTAAACGCTGATGCAAATTTATCTAAACCTTGTGCAAGTCTTGAATTATCGTACGCCAACTCTTTACCTCTTTTTGCAAGTGCTTTTGCTGCAAGACCTGTTCCGTATACAAAAGGTGTTAGAAAAACAGACTCTGCTCCAAACTTAAATCTGTTCATCAAACTTCTAGCAGCATCATCTCTACCACCTTCTCTTTCAAATCTATCTAATGCAGTTACAGATAATGGCTCAAAAACTTTTGGTAATGGTTGTGAGTCTTCAAACAAATCACCAATAGTTCCAATTTTTTCTACGTCTGCAACTAAAGTTTCTCCACCTGCACCACCAAAAACAACAGCTGCGAACCTTTGTTTTTTAGATAATTTATTTAATTGTTTAGCTTTATCTACACCCTTTTTAACATTTGCTGATTTTAAACTTACAAGCTTACCTGCTTTTTTTGCTTGTATAGCTTTGGTTGCTAGAGTTGTTGCAAGTTTAGCTCCTGCAGCGCCTGGTATACCTATTTGAACTAATGCCTCTGTAAGTCTACCTATCGCTCTTTCTTCAGCTATTTCTTCAAAAGGATTTAATTTATCAAAAAATGCATCTACTTGTGCAGCAGTATCTGTATCAGCTCCAAGGTCAATGAGCTCTGCACCCAAAGACACAACTCCTTCAACAGTTTTTATTAGACCTGAAGCTGCCCCTGCAGCAAACGCAGTTAAACCAGATACTTCATTATTTTGCTCAGCTGATGGTGAATCTAATTCTAAATAATTTAAATTGGAATAAGGACCTGTATCTACACCAGAGTCTTGATCTTTCTTTTTCTTTTCTTCTTTACCTTTATCCTCTTCTTGAGAAAGAATATCTTTTTCGTACGGATTAACAAAAGCCATGGGACTACTCCCCTGTTTCTATAGGTTTCAAAGTATTGTAATCTAAAGCTATAAAATCTTTTCTAGGGTCATCGCTTTTTTGAACTCTTTGAACGTATATACCTTTTGTAGCATCATAAACTATAGCACCAACTGTAACAGCTCCAAGATTTGGTGTATAGATTGTTTGTTTTGATCTACTATCGTATTTAGCTGTATATGTTAGATCTTTAAAACTATTTTTGATTGTTTGATCAACGTTTGGATTATTAAGAACATTGTAATATGCGTTTGATAATTCAATAGACTTATCTTCATATATACCACCTTGATTCATGAAGAGATCCATATATTTACCTTTAACAGCTTCTGGTGTTTGAACAGCAAAAGCAGAATCTGCTTTACCAAATATTTCTGGGTATTTAGATTTTTCTTGTATTTCAAATTCGATTGCTTTTATCTTTTCTTTATTCTTTAAGATTATTTGTTCACTACCTATTTTACCTTGTAGCTCAATATTTTCTTTTTCTAGTTTATCTCTCTCTTTTAATAGATCTATATCAATAGCACCTTTTAAACCTATTCTCTCTAATGCGTTAGCTTGTTCTAATGTTATGTTTTCTATATCAAATTTTTGACCTAGAGCCATTTTATCTAATTCAAATTGTTGTTTTTGTGCAGCAGCTTCTGCTCTTTTCTCTGCTTCAATGTCTATCCCAGCAGCTTCTAGTCTTAATTTTCTTTGAAAATCATCCTCAGCTCTTTTTGCTGCCATAAGATCAGCTGCGGGTTGTTTTGCTGCACCAGCTGCGGTAGCAAGTAAATTACCTCTTGGTGTTGCAGATGCAAGATTTAATCCAAACGGTATTAAAAAATCTTCTATTCCAAACTGTCTTGCAGGTCCAGCAGCCTCTTGTAATGTTTCAATTGTAGATTTTATTCCGTCAGGTCCTGGTCCTTCTGCATAACCAGCTCTTGGTAAACCAGATGTAATACCAGTTCCTGTAGAACCACCCATTCTAAACATTGGTCTTTTTAAAACTCTATTCATTATGTTAATGCCTTATATATTCCAAATCCTGTTGCTGCAGCTCCTAACGCAGATTGTAGTGGTGTTGGGTTAGGAACATTAGATACAGTTGTTCCTGTGCCTCTCATACCACCCATGATACCTGTTACGATATCAGCAAATCTATCTACTTGTTCTTGTGGTTGGAAAGCAGCCATTCTTACAGCTTCTCTATCAGCATCTTTTTGAGCTTGTGCTAATGCTTGGTTCAATGATCCAAGTCCACCAAGTGTTGCAACATCCTGTCTTTGTAGTTGTGGTAAAGCTTGTGCAAATGTTAATTGATCTGCCGCTGCTTGTTGTCTTCTTCCTACAGCATCTCTAAACGCATCGGATAATAATCCTGCTTGCAACCTGCCTCTAGCTTCTGCTGTTCTTGCTCCTTGTTCTGCCAATTGAACTCCTTCTCTTCCTCCACCAAACGCGCCCGCTGTTACTGCTTGATCTCTTATTGTTTGTCTGTTGATAGCTGCCTGTCTATCAAACTCTGATAAACTTTCATCGATAACTTGTTTTTGATATGGTGACATGAATGCTTGAACAGAAGCTGGTCCTGTTCCTGCGCCTGCACCAGATAATTGTTGTGCTTGTGTTAAAAATGGTTGAAAAGAACCTAATCCTGCTTCTGCTCTTTTTTGTGCTTCTATTTGTAATCTATCTAAACCTGCGACTTCTGGTTTTAGTCCTGCTAGTGCTTGTTGTCTTTGTTCAAAACCTAGTGCAGCTCTTTGTTGTGCCCCAAATAAACCTTGTCTTTGTTCAAACTGCTCTTGTGTTTCAAAAGCTTGTTTAGTTGGTTGAGCCATGGACCCAAGACCTTGTAGTCCTGTTGTTACGACTGGTACTGTTGTTTGTGCCAATACCTGTTTTGATAGATCTTTACCTATATCTTCTACAAAGGGCGCGGGTCGATTTACTACGGTTTCTGTTGCCATTATATGACTTCTCCTAATCTTTGTGATGTTTGAAACATTTCTCTAGCGCCATCTTGACCTTGCGATTCTTCAGACATTGTACCTCCGGCCTCGAGGTTTTTCATCGTATTATACATAACTTCTGCACCTTTGTCCACATCGCCATCTCCTGCATTTCTGACAGCTTCTGCTGTAAATACAAACTCATTCTTACTTAGTCTTGCAGGGACATCATCTGCTTTTTCCATACGTCCAATAGGTACAAAGCCACCTTCAGCTCTAAAATCCATCTCTTGACCATCTAGATCTAATAAAGGCATGGTCTTTTTAGCTACAGGTTCTGCTTTACCACCTTCTGCTAAAAATCTATTTCTCTGACCAAGATTAGCTAAAAAATTTGATAAACCCTCTTTTTCATAATAACTTTCTATATCAAAATTTTCATCTTCTTTTGGTTTTTGTAAAGCGGCTAATAATGAGGTTAATCCAAATAAAGTTCCAACACCACCAGGTGTTAAACTTCCTTCTTTAGCTAAACCAAATTTAGCTAATAAATTACCAAGTCCGCTGCCACCCATTTTTCCTGTTTGAGGACCTGTCGTAATTAACGCTTTTAATGGATTAAAACTACCTTTACCAAAAAAACTACTCGCACCACCACCCATTACAAATGGTGCAGCTAATAATGCAGCTTTACCAAATGGTGATTTAAATACTTTCTTAGCAGCTCTTGTTACACCCTTTAAACCTTTTTTAATACCTTTTGCTATACCACCTAAAAACATCATCTGTCTTGCTGCTTCAAGGTCCATGATCCCTGTTCCCATAGGCGCATCCTCAACCATACCACCACGGTTCATGAATCTAAACATTGTTGGGTCTACAGGAGGTGTTTTCGGTGTTTTGGGTTGATTTCTTGTTGCACAATATGCAGGTGGGTTGGGTCCTAAACATGGATCTGATTCATTTGAACGATCTCCACCTGGTGGTCGAGTAAAGAGTGCATCTACCTCCTTACCTGTAATCGGATCAATACCACCTCTACCCATTGTTAAATTAAAATAATTATCTATGTCACTTTGTCTAACATCTGGTAATTGACTTATTGTATCTAAAGTTTTTAATCTGTTTAACCCTGATACTAAATTAGAAAAACTAGGATCTCCTTGTAATTTATTTAATAAAGGACTTGGTAAATTTATTCTAGTTGTTGGATCAGTAGTGCTAAAGAGTTCTGCAACAGATAAAGGTATTCTTTTTCCTGTTGTAGGATCTATTTTTGACATTCTTTTAGAATAGTCTAACATTTCAGCTTCTAAAAAATTAGGGTCAGTGGATCTTATACTTGGTGGAGCACCAGCATCTACAATCCCTCTAAAAGTAGATAAATCAAATTCATCTAAATCTCTATCATATGCATCTAATAAATCTGCTACTTGCTCTACACTTAATCCATAATAATCTGCAATACCTTGCGCTTTTTCTGTAAATTTACGATTTATAAATTGTTTATTTTTTAATCTTCTCTTTGCGTTAAGCTTTTGTAAAAAACTTAAATTTTTATTTTCATCTATTGCTTTTAAATCTTTACTATATTGAACAATGTTACGTTGATTTCTGTTTTGTAAAACATTACCTCTGTCATCTGGTCCTTCACTTACTATGTTTCTTACTTCTTGAGCAGTAGGTGTTTTTTTACCTTGAGTTGTTGCTACACTAACTTGTTCTCTTCTGTCATCTCCTCCTGAAAATCTACTGCCCCCTCCTGCAGAAGTTCCTGGAGACATTGATTTACCTTGTTTAGTATCAGCCTGTGCACCTTTAAATAAACCAATACGTCCACCTTCTCGTAACATCTGTTTTGCTTGTTGTGCTCTAGTTATTGCCATTATTCGTCTGATCCTGCTCCTAATGGTGGCATGTCTGCCACTTTAATTTTTACAGATCTTGTTACATCCTCGTATACAGTATCTGTATTTGGATCTGCAATATCATCCTCTGCCTCTTTGTCAGAGTTATATTCATGACCCGTCTTTTTATTTCTTAATACTACCTCAGTTTCACACTCTACCACCGGTACTTTTTTACCGTTAATTATCTCGTATCTAACTGATGGTGGTTCTGTAAATGCCATATTACTCCCTAGTTATTTCCAGTATTGATGCAATTATATGTAATTCATTTGCATCAGCTGCTTGTGCCTTTAATACCTCATTTTCTTCTAAAATTAAAGGGTGAGTTAACAGCTCAGTTGTTGCTTTTGAGGCTATTGCCTTATCTTTAAACAAATTAAATATTGCAGAAGCAGCATCTGTTACAGTCAAAGTTACCGTGGTTCCTGATCCAGCGTCCTCAGATACTATAATACTTTTAATTATAGCCCTAGCATTAGATGGTGCTGTATATATTGTAGTATTATCTGTAGTAGATAGATCTACCTTTGCATTTTTATATATATTAGCCACTTATAAACCAAGAGAATCTCTCTTGCTCCTGTTTTAGTTCATCTAAAAATGTTGAATTTAATTGATCTCTCATAATAGCCAAAGATCTATTTATTTGTTTTTGGTTAGAAAAATCATATTCTGGTTTTGGTTCTGGTATTCTTATATTAATCTTAGCCATTATCTTCTTCCATCCGGTTGCACATCTAGTCTTAAAGTTCCAAATCTCCAAGACTCACTAGTTGCATCATTTTCTATTTTTACACTAACAAATCTACCTCTAGCTCTAGTATCTTTTTTATCTGTGCTTGATGTTATAGTAAAAGGACTTAGTGCTGTTTGAGTAGAGGTTTGTTGTGGATATCTTTTTACATCCAAACTAACTTTTGCATTACCTTGTAATGTTTTAAAATCTGGTACAAATCTTCTCATAGCTAAAAATATTTCACCTGCAACTTTTGGTCCTGACGCCCTACCTCTTGCATCTCTTTGTCTTTGCTCTAAGTCTATATCAAAAGACTCTATAAACGATGTAACAGTGGTTGTTGTACCATTAGGATTAACTTGATCAGTTCCTACCTCGTGTTCAAAATATGTTGTTTGACCTAAACCATCTTGACCAACAATAACTGGAAAAGTACCATCTGCTGTTGAGTCATATTTAGTTGCAAAAGGATTTGGATAAACGTTTGAGTCAATCCAACTTGTTCTAGCCTCTGTTCCGGTATACCAAACACCACCAGGAATACCTGTAGATTCACCATAATTAAATATTACATATTTATCATTATACTCAGAACTAGATGATGGATAATACCAAGTTATCTCTGTATATAAATTATTTAATCCAGCTGCAACTTGTTGACCTTTTGTTGTATCAAAGTCATCAAAAACAAAATCCTCTACAGTGCATGGTATAGTTTTAACTGTACCATCATATAAAAAGAAACCTTTTGGACTTAACCAAAATGCGGCTCCATCTATTTCAACAACTGCGTTTTGACCTATTAGTCCACAGTTAGTGCCAACTTGTTCTAATTGGAAAGTAAATGGCGCACCAATAAATTTCATAGTATACAAAGCATTATCCGTCCAAACTAGAATTACTTCTTTAGCTTTTAATGCTCCAATAATTTTTGTACCATCTTGTAATCTTAAAGTTCCAGCAGTGTTTGTTGCTGATGGAGTGTATGTGTTTATATCCTCTTGATCTGAAAATCTTATAAACATATCGTCTTGTGTTGTGTTATCTCCGATCGTTGTTTCTGTTCCAAAGTGTAGTAAGTGCCTAGTTGTTGGTGATATCAAACTAACTCTCGTTGCAGTAGGATTACTTCCTGTAGCAAATCCAGATGTTGTTGTAGATGCTCTTGTTTCTAACGGTGTTGAAGCTCCAGCATTCCAAGTAAATGTTTTACCATTTAATACAGTTGCAACTAATACTTGACCAAAATTATCTAGTGACCATAAACCTGGTTCTAGTGTTACATCAGTTGCAGCAGCAGCCTCACCCCAGTTACCACTACCCCAACCAGCGATACCCCAACCATAACCATATGATTGTGCTCTAGGTCCCACAGGCTCGTAAGGTTTAATACTTAAACTACCACCAGTTGATACCGTGCCACTAGCATTAGATGATTGTGTTATTGTAAAAGTGCTTGTTGTTGGAACTGTTATTACTTGAAAATTTTTATCTTCAAAATCAGATGCACTAAATCCAGTGCCACTTGGTAGTGTAACACTATCGAGTTGTACTATATCTCCAACAGAAAGTCCGTGTCCAGATTTTGTAATTGTACATGTTGGTGATGCATTTGTAGTTGCAATAGTTGCAGATGTTAAAGTAGTTTTTAATGGTGTGATATCATACAATTGACCTTCAAAGTATAATAATAAAAATTTATCTGTCCCAATAGCCACATATCTATTACCAGCGATGTCGACAAAAGCATGTTGTGCTCTTGCCACACCTACTATTGTATCTGTTACAAGAGATGACCAGCCACCTACTTTTTCAGGTAGTCCATATCTAAATCTTACATTATCTGAATTAATCCAACGATTCTCTGCACCTGCTTCGGTATTTTGTTTATCTATACCCGGTTTAAATCTGTACTCAATTAGAGCCATGGTCCGTGCTCCTATATTTTATCTTTATAAGCCCAGCCTCTTGTTGCATTCACAAATACTAAAGTAAAAGCCGATGCACTTGTGTTTACCACTAGGTTAGAAGCAGCACCTAAAATATTAGAACCGTTTCTGGCTATAGTTAAATTGTTTGATGCAAAGTTATTACCACTATCTATAAAATGAACCTCTGAACCTACAGATGGTGAAGCAGGTAAAGTTATGGTAATAGCTGATCCAATACCACTTCCAGATGTATCAATTAATAATTGATCACCGTCCACGGCAGTATATGCTGTTGTTGGTGTGTAATATCCTTTTTGTCTTATTCCTAAATTAATATTTGTACCATCTGAGTATACTAAACATTTTGATCCAACAGGTAATGCAATACCTGTTCCAGATACTGTTTTAATTGTTAGTGTATAATTACTTGTAGATCTAGTTGTAGCATCCTCTACAATAAATACTCTTTCTGCAGAGTCAGGCATTGTGACTGTTCTGTTTGCAGCTAAAGTTCCTGTAAATTTAAAATATAAATTTTTACCATTTGATACAGCGTGATTAGATAAAGCTAAAGCTACATCACTAGATGCAACATCTACAGCAATATAACCACTAGCTGCTTGTTCTAATATCTGTAAATTTGTATTTGTAATTGTACCCCAGGTACCAGATTTTTCACCTGTTGTTATTAATTCTAGTTTTAAATCACTTGATGTACTTGACGCCATATTTCTCCTACGGATTTAATGGGTCAATTTCAACCCATGTT